TTATTCTTGGGTGCGTTTCTCCCATCCCGTGTAGGGGCACGGCCTCACGCAATCGTAGCGGGAGGGGGGACAGACACGGTCCTCGTCGATGATGCATTGCGCCTCTTCCTCCTCTATTTCCCCCTTAGCCCTTTTCTTGCGCCCCTTCCTGAAGGAGCTGCTGCGCCCCATGTTCATCCCCCGAGGTAGTGGAGAACCCACCACACGGCGATCACAACCAAGAAGGCGAGGGCGGTGAGCCCAATGCATAGTGCGGCAAGCGAGACCTGGTCAAACCGGTCCATTGCAGGGCTCCTCCGGTCTCCTACAGCGGACGTTCTACCGGAATATGAGTCGTAGTTTGAATTCGACCGTTGAGAAAGAGGGGCGCTCTTTTCGGCTCGGGTCCTCCGTAGGCGCGGCGCGGGCAAAAGGGGCGATCTTCTCTCGACACTCCCCAGGGCACTCATACCCCTTCCTCTATGAATGGGCTCGGTATAGGTACTGGTTGGGAATGGTGAATCATTTGTGCCTCCCTGGGCCCGATTTCAGAACTTGGTGCCCGAGCTTAATATTACCATAATGAGGATATTATTGTCAAGATATTTATTACTATTAGGGGAATAAACTGCAACAAATATATTCCCCGCATAAGCTTATGCGGACAATTTTTTTTACCGGGATCGTCCGGCAAGCCCCGTTCCTTCAGGGGAGGGGAGCTTCAGGGAGACGGAGAAAAGGCCCAAGAGGCCGAGCTTGCATGGGGGCGTAGGGCTACATGCCGATAAAGGAGATCTTTTGAATTGTGGACAGGTCGCGGGGGTCTTTGGCGATGGTATTGCCCCTTCCGAGGCCTTTGAGCAGGATCTTGCCGTCCGGGAGCCACTCGACTTCTTTGACGCTCGCCGGCTCTCCCTCCCCGGCATATATGACTAGATTGTCGTTGCGGATGAGCGAAATTGGCACTCTATTTATGTAGAGGTAAGAATCCTTGCGGAGGTGAGGGTGGAGCGTATCCGTGGCGACTTTCAGACAATAAACACCCTCTTCGTCCGCCTTGTCCTGGGTATAGCCGGGCGGTAACGGCACATACTCTAACTCATGCTCTCCTTCGGATGTGTTTACCGTTCCCCTGTCCATTACTACTCCAGTAACCCGGACGCCTATATCTGGTCGCCTGAGAAATTCTGGCCTTTCTACGTTGAAAAGTTTGGACCATTTTTGTTGTGCCCTCGTACCAAAGCTTACTGCTGCGGTCTCCAATTTGCCGATATAACTTACGGTTACTCCTCCCAATTCCGCAGCTTTTTCTTGCGTGAGGCCTAATGCCTCACGGATTCGTATGAAATTCCATGCAATTACTATACCATCAGGAGCCGAGGCGAGTTCTCCGTAAGGCATATCTTTTATCTTTGTCGTTCTTCGTGCCCTTTTTCTTACCATGACACGCTATTATTATATTTTGGCCAGAAAATACAATGCAGTTAAGTGGGAATATATATTCATAATAGTGTTGACAAATGATTCCTGTAATGGTAATAATATCTTTTGTAGAAGGGCGGTCACGGCTTTTCTCGGCGAAAGCCCCCGGAGCGGAGATGACATGGAGAATGGCATATGGTGACCTGCGAGAAATGCGGCAAGGCTTGCTTCATTGAGGTGGATGGAGATGAGATCCATTGTTGGTGCTGCGGATGGGTGAAGTTCGTCGTGGCTCAGCCCTCAGCGCCTCAAAAAACCAGTGACAGGGCATTTCGGATGGAGGCATGGAATGGAGACTCGCGAAGTGGAAGGAAAGGGACTCGAGGCCCGACTCGAGGGTTGGGGACGGATAGCGCCGTTGCTCGGGTGGACCGTACGGACTGCGATCCGTCACAAGAGTGAATTACGGGGGCGCAGGGCCATTTTCTATCAGTGGATAGGAAAGCCCCCACGAAGAACAGTCTGTTCCTACGGGTCTCTATTGAGAGACTTTCTTCTCAACAGAGAAGGCAAATAGGCGCGACGACCGGCCTGGAACGGAGACGGGGATCCGGCGGGCCAATAACCGAAAGGTGTAGATGAGGATCTATCTCTGTGCGGAAAATGGCGAGGGCGTTATCGCTCATCGGCAATTATGGACGGGGCTTATCATTGGGGCAGCGCTTTTGGTTCATCATCCTGAGCCGGTATGAGTGAGGCCCAGCGTTCATTTTCTCTATCCGCTTCCCGACCAAGGAGACAACCGCCAGGATGGCGAGCCAAAGCACAAGCATAAGGAGTGAGCCACCCGGGCCCATCGCTCGGGCCAGTCAGCTGGGACTGATGCACTCGGCCTGTACCGGCGGCAACGGAGCAGCCATGCAGAATGCCGCAACAGTAGCGCCAATGGAAAAGATCTTATTGGCCCGCAAGAACCTCATCGTCTATACCCTACCTTCTCAATATAACCGGATAAAAGCTTCGGTGCACGAATCATCCACCGAAGCCTCCCAAAAGGGAGCCAAAAAAATTAAAAATTGTGCTTTTTGTCACCCCTGGTTGTCACCCCTGGTTGTCACCCCTGGTTGTCACCCCTGGTTGTCACTTTGACAAGAGAATCAGAAGGTCGGATACTGTTCATATGAAGAGGCGTGGAAACCCCGACAATCCGGCCTTTAGGGCGCAAATGGGCAAGGGTAGGCCGAAGGGGTGCAAGAACAAATTCACGGATGTCAAGACAGCTTTTCTCAAGGCGTTCGGTGCCCTCGGGCACGAGGACTACGTGAAGGAGTTCGCGGGCGACCGGAAGAACGCCGAGGCCTTCCTCAAGATCATAGCCCGGATGCTTCCTCAGGATGTCAAGGTTGAGCCGAAAGGGGAAATCATTGTCGAGGTCGTGGACAAATACGGCGAGCCGGAGGTCAAATGAGGCTGCGAGTCCCGCACAGTTTCACACCTCGGCTTTATCAGGAGCCGCTGTACGATTGCCTCGCGGATGGGTACAAGCGGGGCGTGGCGATATGGCACCGACGTGCCGGCAAGGACAAGACCCTCTTCAACCTTGTGGTCAAGGAGGCAGTCAAGGCCCCCGGGGTGTATTACTACTTCTTCCCCACGTACAGCCAAGGCAAGAAAATCCTGTGGGATGGCATTGACCCGCGGACAGGAATGAAGTTCCTTGACCACATCCCACCCGAGATCATGGAGAAAAAAAGCGACACGGAAATGAAGATCACCCTCAACAACCGCTCAATCATCCAGATCGTGGGCACTGACAACTTTGACAGCATCATGGGGACGAACCCGCGCGGATGTGTTTTTTCGGAATTTTCTCTTCAGGATCCTCGCGCATGGGATTACACGAGACCGATCTTGCGGGAAAATGGCGGCTGGGCCCTCTTCGTCTACACGCCCCGCGGTAAAAACCACGGGTGGGAAATGTTCAGGATGGCTCAAGCTCACGACGACTGGTTCACGAGCCTCCTCACGGTCAGAGAGACGATGCGGGAAGACGGCAGCCCTGTCATCACAGAGGCCGACATCGGGAAGGACCGGGCCGAGGGCATGAGCGACGAGCTGATAGAGCAGGAGTATTACTGCTCCTTCGAGGGCTATGTCCAGGGCGCCTACTACGCAAAGCAGCTCAAGACGGCGAGGGCTGAAGGGAGGATCACCTCCGTGCCCCACGCGGCCGGCCACGAGGTATATACCTTCTGGGACTTGGGTGTCGATGACTCCACTTCGATATGGTTTACGCAGAGCATTGGCCGAGAATTCCGCATGATCGACTATTATGAGGCTACCGGCGAGGGGCTCGCTCATTATGCCAAGGTGCTGAAAGAGCGGGGCTACACGTATGGCGATCACTACATGCCCCACGACGTAGAGGTTCGGGAGCTCAGCACAGGCGTCAGCCGGAAGGAGACGGCCGAGAACCTTGGCATCAGCCCCGTCCTGGTAGTGCAGCGCGCCCGGGACACTCAGGCCGTGCTTGCGGGGATCGAGGCGGTCCGGAACATCATGAGCCAGTGTTGGTTCGATGAGAAAAAGTGCAGCCGGGGGCTCTCTGCCCTTGAAGGCTATCAGGCGGAGTACGATGAAGAAAAGAAGAAGCTGGCCGATCATCCGCTACACAACTGGTGTTCTCACGGTGCCGACGCCTTCCGGACCTTCGCTGTCGGTTACCGTCCTAAAGCCAATAACAAAGCGATTATCGATGCACTGACAAGGCCGATTATGAGGGGGTGGTGATGAAGGGCGAAAAAGACTTCCTCGACCTTGCCACCAAGCGTCTGAAGCGTGAGATCGACGCGGACGACCACAACCGGCAAAACGCCATCGAGGACCTGAAGTTCCTGAACGGCGACCAGTGGGAGGCCGGCGAGAAGCAGCGCAGAAACGAGCGGGGCAGGCCGTGCCTCCAGACGAACGAGCTGCCCAAGTACGTCAACCAGGTCGTGGGCGACATGCGCCACAACCGGGCGAGGGTCAAGGTGAGGCCCGTCGACTCGAAGGGTGACGTCAATATCGCCAAGATCAGGGGAGGGCTCATCTCGAACGTAGAGTACCTGAGCAATGCGGAGGCCATCTACGATTACGCGGGCGAGATGACGACCTCCTGCGGCTACGGCGCGTGGCGGGTGCTCACCCGCTACACCGAGGAGAACCCCTTCCTCCAGGAAGTCTACCTGGAGCGCATCAAGAACCCCTTCCTCGTCTACATGGACTCGAACGCAAAATCAGAGGTCTATGCGGACGCCCAATATGGTTTCGTGCTGGAGAAGATCACTCGCGAAGAGTTCAAGGAGCGCTACCCCGATAACGATCCGCCCGGCGATTCCTTGAAAGTGGGAAAGGGCGTGGGTCAGGAGATATGGTTCGATCAGGACGCCTTTTTTATCGCCGATTACTATGTGATCGAGATCGAGAAAAAGACGATGTGCCTTATGGATGACGGGCGGGTGGTCGAGAAGGAGGAGGCGGAGCGGATAATTGGGGAGGCAGAGGAGCAGAGGTCACTCATGAGGTCCGTGACGATGACGATTGTCGGACCGCCGGTAGCCGCGTCCTCAATGCCTTTGCCCCCTGTTCCTACGATCACGAAGGAGCGGGAGGTCGAGCGCTCGTTGGTCAGGCACTATGCCATTACGGCCGATCAGATCCTCGACGGGCCGAACGATATACCGGGCAAGTATATTCCGGTCATCCTACTCCGGGGTCCCGAGCGGAACATCGAAGGCAAGACCTACACAAGGAGCCTTATCAGAGATGCCAAGGACCCTCAGCGGCTCCTCAATTTCTGGGTGACCGACTCGGCCGAGATCGTCGACATGATCCCGAAGGCGCCGTGGATCGGCACGCCGAAGCAGTTCGAGGGCTTTGAGAACTTTTATGCCCAGGCCAACGTCGATAACCAGGCGTTCCTGCCCTACAACCAGGATGGTAGCGCCCCCCCTCCGCAGAGGGTCGGCATAGGGCAGGTCCCTACCGCCGTCTTCGAGCAGATAGGGCTGGCGAAACAGGCGATCAAGGATACCGTGGGTATGTTCGCCTCCGACATAGGAGACAAAGGCCCGGAGCTTTCAGGCAAGGCCATCCTGCAGCGGCAGAAGCCGGGAGACGTGGGTACCTTCGCCTTCATCGACAACCTTACCCGGTGCATCGCCCACTCCGGGCGGGTGATAAACGAGATGATCCCCGAGGTCTACGATACGCAGCGGGACATCAGGATCAGGAACGTGGACGACACGGAGACCTTTGTACCCGTCAACACCACGGCCGGATCGGCCCTCGAGGCTGTTATGGGGAATCCCGAGCGCTACCAGGGCATTGACAAGAACAGACTTCGCAGGATTGTAGCGAGAAACGGGAGGGATGCCCGGTATAACGACCTCACCGCAGGCAAGTACGATGTGGTGGTAACCACAGGACCCAGCTATTCGACTCAACGGCAGGAAGCATCCATGGCGCTCCAGGAGCTGGTCCGCGCTTACCCGCCCATCATGAAGATTGCGGGCGACCTCGTCTATAAGTTCCAGGACTTTCTAGGGGCGGAGGAGATCGCGGAGCGCATCGAAAGAACTATGCCGCCCACGCTCATTCCCCCGAAAGAAGGCCAGCCTCCCAAGCCTCCGCTCCCTCCGCCCCCCCAGGTGTTGGTCAAGCTGGAAGAGGTAAAGGTGAAGCAGATGCACCTGGAGGTGGAGAAGCAGAAACTCCAGGTGCAAAAGTTAAAGGCCCTCAAGGAGGCACAGGAGACGAGCGGCGAGGTCAGGAAGATGCTCCTCGCCATGCTGGCGGAACTGTTCGCGCCGGAAGGGCAGGTGGGGCAGGTGGGGCAGGCCGTAGAAGGAGCGCAAAGTCCAGGTGGCCTGATGTATGTATCCCCTACGGGGAGGATGTAGGATGATGGAGATAGCCGCAGATAATATGCGCAGTTTAACTCCGAGCCACTTTCCACTAATACTCTGCCGGCCGCTCAGGCCCGGCAGAGCGCCGCAGATGGGCGTTTCCGAACATGCCGTTGGCCACCGAAGAAGAAAGAAGATGATAAAGGAGCTAAAGAAGCAGTAACAGACTAAAATTCGGGTTCCCCCAACCTCGGCCAAGGGCAAGGGACGCAAGCAAAGAAGTAGGCGGCAGTCTGGTGCCAGACCATCAGATTTGCCGCCTTTTCTTTGGCCCGCCCAAAGGAGCTTACCATGGCAGATGAATTCGTGCAGGAAGGCACGCAGGACGTAACGACGGCATCGTCAACCGCAGACCAGACCTCGGACCGGGAGTCCGCACAGGCCGCAACTCAGGACGCCTCGGCCACGTCCACGGAAGCGCAGACTCAGACTACCGCCAAAACCACCGAAGAAGAGGGGGCGGAACCCTCGGCGGCAGCGAAGCGCATCGCACAGTTGATCGCGCGCAATAAGGAACTGGAGCGGAGACTTGCCGCGACGGCAGCGGACCAGCAGAGGACCACCCAGGTGCTCCCAACTGACAAGCCCCCCGAGAAGCCCGACCCGAACAAGTTCGAGAAGTGGGAGGACTACGAGGCGGCCAAGGATGAATGGCTCATCAGCATGGGAGAGTACCGGGCGACGCAGAAGGTACGGGCCCGCACCATAGAGACCGCACAGGCTGAGATGGAGCGCACTTACCGGACCCGTATGGAGAAGGCGGCGGAAACGGACCCCGAGATCTTCGAGATAGAGAGCGATCCGACGCTCCCCGTCAGCACCCCTATGGCCTTTGCCATCAAGGGGAGCGACCATGCACCGTCAGTCCTCCGCTATCTCCACGAGCACCGCGACGAGGCTTCGCGCATAGCCCGAATGGTACCTATTGCCGCGATCATGGCCATCGGCAGGATTGAGGCAAAGCTCAGTTTACCTAAAGCAGAACCGATCAAAACCGTGTCCCAGGCACCTGAGCCCGCAAAAACCGTGGGCGGCACGAAGGGTACTGTCGAGACAGAACCCGGCGATACCGAATCCTGGATCGAGAAACGAAACAGGGAAGTCGCTGAAAAGCGGAAATCGGGCAGATGGTGATGAGGCACACAAGGAGATAAGCCATGCCCAACAAACTTTTGACCCCTACACAGGTATTGCGTGAGGCCCTGCGAGTCCTCCACAACAACCTTGTCTTTCTGAAGAACGTGAACAAGCAGTATTCCCAGGAGTTCGCCATCTCGGGTGCGAAGGTCGGCTCCACGGTCAACGTGAGACTGCCGAACCGCTACTACGTGGTCAAGTCGACGGCCCTGGCCGCGCAAAACACGAACGAGACGACGGTACCCGTGACCCTCACGACCAACTACCAAGTCGGCCTCAATTTCACCCAGGCAGAGCTCACCCTTTCCCTCGATGACTTCTCGAAGCGCATCCTCACGCCGGCCATGGCGAGGCTCGCCTCCCAGATGGACCAGGACGGCCTCGGGCAGTGCGTCAACATCTTTCAGCAGGTGGGGACGCCCGGAAATACGCCGGGCACCTCTGGCGGCTCGGCGTCCGGACTCCTTCAGTACAACGCCCCCCTGGTCTATCTCAACGCCGGCATGATGATGGATAACATGGCATGCCCCAGGGACGAAAACCGGAGGGTCGTCATCAACCCCATCGCCATGGCCGATACGGTGAACAGCTTCACCACCTTCTTCCACGAGGGAGAGGCGATTTCGGCGCAGTACAAGAAAGGCGTCATGGGAAGCGCCCTCGGCTTCGAGTTCGCCATGGACCAGAACGTCAACTTGCTCTTGACCGGCACGCATGCGGGATCGAGCGGCGCCGTCGTGAACGGGGCGGGTCAGACCGGTTCGATCCTTTCAACGACCGGATGGACCGCGAGCAGCACGGGCATATTGAACCCGGGCGAGATTTTCACCATCGCGGGCGTCTCCTCGGTCAACCCCGAGAACCAGACGAGCACGGGGCAGCTCGCGCAGTTCGTGGTGGCGGGCGTGTGCTCATCGGATGCGTTCGGGAACGTGTCTATCCCGATCTACCCGGCTATCGTCGTGGCGGGTCCCCAGGTGGCGAACGGCACGGTCACGGCTTCACCCGCGGCCAATGCGGCCCTCACGCTCCTTTCAGGCTCGGCCAATACGTCGTACCCCATGAACATTGCCTACCACCAGGATGCCTTTACCCTGGCGACGGCTGACCTCGAGATGCCGAGAGGCGTGGATTTCGCAGCCCGTGAGACTTACGAGGGTGTCTCCATGCTGATGGTCAGGGCCTACGACATCAATAATGCCCAGTTCCCCTGCCGTATCGACGTGCTCGGGGGATGGGCAACACTCCGGCCGGAGCTTGCGTGCCGGATCACGGGATGAGGGAGGTATGCCATGCTGAAAAACCTTACAGATTTCAACCCTGACGGCTGGGACATCGGCCAGTCGCCGACAGACAAGATCGCCTTTTACGGAGCCCCCCCGATCTCCCAGAGACCGGGCGGAGCGCAGAGCCCTCTTTTGGGTATGCCCGGCAACCAGTTCGTCACGTACCAGTTTTCCCTTTCGCCCTCGGCGGTCGGTGCCAACACCACGGTTGAGAGCACCTTCACCGGGCTCACGGGCATCCTGACGACCGACTTTATCGTGGCCGTCAACAAACCGTCCACTCAGGCGGGCCTCGGGCTCGTAGGGTGGAGGAATTCCGCTACCACGGCGGGTACCATCTACATGAACTTCGCCAACTCTACGGGCTCAACGATTACCCCGACCGCGAGCGAGACCTATAACGTGGTCGTCATGCGGGGCGGCCCTGTGGTCTCCCAGTCCATCACCCCCGCAGCCGTGCCGGCAGGCACCACGGTCGAACAGGTCTTCATCCTTCAGGGGTCCGGAGCGGCAGGGACCGCCATTGTCAATGCGGCGGGCCAGGTGGTAGGTGTCAACATTACGGCGGGCGGGTCCGGTTATTTCATCCCTCCTTCCGTGACTTTTGCGGGAGGCGGGCCTCAGCCGTCCTATGTGCTGTCCGGCGCCTTCGGGGGCCTCGATCAGCCAGCGGCAACGGCAGCCATGCCCTATGGCTCGGGTGCCACGGGAATCGCCGTGGTCAATTCGTCCGGTGTGGTTACCGGCGTGAAGATCACCAACCCCGGCAGCGGCTATCTTGCGGCCCCCGCTGTGTCATTCGCCGGAGGCAACTGGTTCGAGCCGGGTCAATTCGCCGTGGGAAGCAAGCCCTCGTCTCAGACGGGTCTCGGCATCGGCGGGTGGCGGGTCCCGGCAACAGGTCAGATCGGCATCACCTATACCAACTACACCGGCTCGGCCATCACACCGACTGCGGGAGAGACCTATCAGTTCCTGGCCCTCAACGAGATGCCCCCGATGAGTGAGTTCGTGGAGTACGGCGCGACCATCACGACTCCGGGTACCTCCATTACCTCATCGAGCACCGCCGAGCAGGCCATTCCGCTCACGGGCATCACGGCCGGTTCGGACTGGGTGGCGGGCATTTCCAAACCCTCGGTACAGACCGGGCTCTTTGTGGGTGGTGCTAGGGTGTCGGTGACAACGTCGAACAGCATCTATGTCTGCTTCGGCAACGTGACGGGCTCGGCCATCACGCCGACCGGCTCTGAAGTCTATGTGGTTACGGTGGGCAAGGTCAATCCACCGATGCCCGCGATGGTATACCCTCAGTACATCAGCAGCTTCACGTCGGTGGCGGCCAACACCTCCGCCGAGCAAAACGTCACGCTCCAGGGCGGGCCGATCGGCTCAACCATGGTTATGAACTACGTGGGTGGGTCTCTCCCGACAGGGCTCTCCATTGGGGGTGTCCGGGTGTCGGCCACCACGGCGGGCGTTGTCTACGTGAACTGGCAGAACAACACGAGTTCAGCGATGACGCCTCCCGCGGGGCTGTATCTCTTCGGGAACTTTCCCGTTCCGGGGCCGGGTGTCGGCAACTTCGCGGCGGTCCTCGGTTCGCCGGCCCAGTTCCTGAATAACGCCCTCACAAACGAGGTGCAGCAGCTCCTGGACGCCATCGGGCTCTACAGGGGCTATTAAGCGAAACCGGGCGGGGGAGGGTTTCGGCCCTCCCCTGACCCTCAAGCTCTGAGGAGAGAAGATGATAGACAACACGGCAAAGATAGGGATGGGGACGAAAATCGAGGAGACGGCGATTATCCAGGAGGGGTGTGAGATCGGCGAGGGTTGTTTCGTCGGACACTACGTGGTGATGAGAGCGGGAACCAGGATAGGTGACCGGACAGTGATCGGGCACGGAACCATCTTTGAGGGAGACTGCTACGTCGGCTCCGATTGTCTCATCCACGCCCAGTGCCACATCACGAGAGGTGCGGTCATCGAAGACAAGGTCTTCATCGCGCCCATGTTCGTGGGCTGCAACGACCGCATCATGGTGCACCAGCGCCGCCACATTAAGCCCTTCATCAAGGAAGGTTACACAATTAAATACGCCGCAAGAATCGGCGCAGGCGTGACACTCCTGCCCGGCGTCACCATCGGCAGGAATGCCGTCGTGGGCGCCGGGTCGCTCGTGACGAGGAATATCCCCGACATGGTGATCGTCTTCGGGAGCCCGGCAAGGATAAAAGGCATGGTCAGGGAGGAGGAGATACTATGAAAGGGCCCCGCAACATGCTTGCCATGATACTGGAGCAGAAGACCCCGACCATCGGCCTGTCCCTCTTCGTGCGGAACGAGGAGGCAAGGGTGGGCGATTGCCTGAAGAGCGTTGCCGGTCTCGATGAGCTGAAGGTGCTCGATACGGGCTCTACGGATAGAACCGGCGAGGTCGTGCGGGAGTGCGGCGGGGAGTTCATCACGGGGTACGAATGGAAAGGCGACTACGCCGATGCGAGAAACGCCTCCATGAGGCTCTGTACGACCGATTGGATATTGTGCCTCGGTGCGGGCGAGCGTGTTGACGCCGGAGGCGTCGAGGAGATCAGGCGCGGGCTCGACATGATTGAGAAAGAGCATCCGGAAATAGAGGGATGCGCGGTGCTCATGCACCACGGGAACGATCAATTCTGGTCCGACCGCATTTTTCGAAACAGGCCGGAGGAGATCTATTTCCGGGGCAAGGTGCACGAGTATAGCCTCATCACCAAGAAGGGGCAACTCCAAGACGTGTCGATCAGCTATACCCCCCGTCCCGAAGGCCGGCCGAACGGGAATTTCATCATCGAAATAGAACAGATGTGCAGAGAAGAACCGGACAATATGCGCAATCAATACATCGCGGGCCGGGAGTATTTCGTGACGGGATACCTGCCGAACGCGATCTACTGGTTCGAGCGGTACATCAGGACGCGGACCATGAGGGGCATCGTCTCTGCCAAGGGCGAGCTTGCCGATGTCTATTTCACCCTCGGGTGGTGCTATGCCAGGATGGGTGAGTTGGAAGAGGCGAAGAAAGACTTCGTCATGGCGCTTTCGATCAATGCCGATTTTAAAGAAGCGGCCTCGATGCTTTCCCAGATCGCCCTCGCGCAGAAAGACGACATTTACTCGGAGCTTAATGCGGGGCGATGGAATTTAATTGCCCAGAGCTCGGACAACGAGGGTTTAGGTTTCAAATCGAAGGGGCTCTTCTAAAAGGAGGTGAGAAAGATGGCAAAGCATGCGGCAACAGTGAAGAAAGGCAATGCGTCGCCGCCGCCGAAGAAGCATTTCGGCTCCAAGACGGAATACGCGCCTCACGCAAAGACCAAGATCAACCCGGATGCGGGCAAGAAGTAAGAGGGGAGGTGATCCGGCGATGAACGGGAAGGGAGGTGGCAAAGCAGCCAAGAGAAGAAAAAGAGTCCTGAGACCCTGAAGCAGTTTGTTGCCAGGAGAAACAGAGAGACAGGAGACAAGAAGTGAAACCACTACAAACGAACAATACAGAGCCTTACATGTTCCAGGAGTTCCCTAAGATGCTCTACCACGTGGTTGAGCCGCCGAAAGTGGTCAATACCTCTGAGGAAGAGCGCGAATACTTGGAAAAGGGATGGTCCACAAACCCGGTTGTCTTTTCCGAGCTGGCCGCGGCGGACGCGAAGATCGCGGAGACGAAGACCGCCCTTAAGGCCCTTGAGGCGACCAGAAGGAAACTACTGAAGGCGAGGGCGGAAGAATGATCATTCAGGTGCAGGACCTCATCAAGGCCGCCCTCCAGGACATAGGAGCGATAGGGAAAAATGAGCCGATCACGGCCTCCGATGCGAATGATGCCCTGCAGAAGCTCAATTTCATGATCGATGCGTGGTCGGTGCGTTCCCTCATGGTTCTCGGGGCGATCATGGAGTCCTTCCCTCTGACGGCCGGCCAGGGCGCTTACACCATCGGGATCGGCGCGAATTTCAACACGACCAAGCCTTCCAAGATCACCGACGCCTATGTCAGGGACGGCTACAACATCGATACGCCGGTGGACGTAGTCGGGCAGGATGAATATGACTCCTACGAAGACAAAATCATTAGTCAGGCCCGGCCCATCGCCCTTTATTACGATCCCGGATACACGCAGCAGAGCGTGCAGACCGGGACGATCTATCTCTACTACATCCCGGACGCCTCCACGCCTTACACGCTTTTTATCGGACAGCAAAAGGCCCTGACGGAGTTCTCCGCCATCACCGATACCGTGACATTCCAGTCGGCCTACTATGAGGCCCTTGAGTATAACCTCGCGGTCAGGCTCTGGCCTCAGTACCACGACAGCGGTAAACCGGTTTCGGCGGACCTGCACGGTCTGGCCCTGGAATCCCTGAATGTGATCGAAACTATGAATACCAGAATCCCGAAAGCGGCCATAGAAACGCCAGGAAGAAAGACTATTTACAATATTTATACAGGAGAATATCAATGAAACGGGTCTTCCTTGGTCTTATGGTGTTGGTACTTCTGACTGCCTGTCTCCCCTGGTCCCCCGCTTTTGCAATCGGCACTCATGCCTGTGGGCAGCCGGTTTCCGTGACTCCTGCGAATGCCACACTCCAAGCTACCCAGACGTACACGGTCACCTGCCAATGGCAGGATGACCCGTCGAATCCGGGAAACGTGCCTTCCGCGGTCATTCCAGGGACCAGGGCGACGGACAGTCCTTCTCTCCTCGGTTGGTACCCTTATCAGGTGGACGTGTGGCCGGGCACGACAGCGCCGACGAATGGATACACTTTGACGCTGACGGTGCTGATAGGCTCGACTGCCTTCGACCTTTTGAGCGGCGGAAGCGGGACGTCGCTGACTTTTTCATCTACAACGGGGACCTTCGTGAGCGCGCAGGGAAATGGCAAACCCTTCCGGCGCGTAATTGGTCCTCTCACGGGCAATATTTCAGGGAACAGTGTGGCATCCGGAAGCGGTTCTTATACCATTACCTTTGTCCCGCAATAAGGCGGAGCCATGAAAAAGCTCATACCTTTTCTCGCTTTTGTACTAGCGGCCTTCAATGCTTGGGCTATTCCGCCTATTCCGTCAATCTCTACCACAGCCCATGTCGTTACCACGACCAACGATGGTCTCACCAACCAGACCAACCTGGGCGCTGTCGCTACCGGCCTTGTCAAATCTACCGTGAGTGGTGGAGTATCGACCGTGAGCACTGAGGCCCCCACTTCAGGGGTTGTCAATTCCTCCGGCACGCCGGCCACGATCACAAGCAGCAACGCGGCCCTTACCTTCGGCACGACAAGCCCTGCCGTTATCCTTGTCCTAGCCGGTCCCTATCGTCTGTCCGGTCAAGTCAACGTCATCACCTCCTCTGCTACCTTCGCGGCGAATCAATCGGTGGCATGCGAATTCTACCGGACGAATAACACGCCGGGGGCTATTTCGGCCGCGCCGTCCTACGACTATATCCCCATCATCACCACCCTTTCGATACGATTGGATACCATTAACCTTGAGACGATATACACTGCCACGGCGGGGGACCAGGTGACGATATACTGCACGTTGTCGGCGGCACCGGGTGCGGGGACGGTCACGAGCGATTTTGCCGATGTGCTATACCTGGGGATGTTCCAATGAGACTGATGAAGAGTCTTATACCTATAGCCTTATCCTTTTTGTTCTTCATTCTCTTCCTCCCCGCACTGGGAAGGGCCGCGACGATCACTTACTACGTGGACAGCACCTGCTCAACGAACGGGAACGGCACCTCGACCACCTGCGGCGCGTCAGGGCCATGGAACTCTCTCGCGAACATAAACTGGACCACTATAAATAGTTCGATTACGGCCGGAAATCCTGTAAATCTGCTCTTCAACCGGGCCGGCTCTTCAACCGGGCAGATTTATTATGGATACATGCAGCCCACGGGCGGAGGCTCTTCGTCAGCAATCTCCATCAATCTGGGCACCTACGGGGTAGGGGCGCCGCCCAGGATCCGGACGACCGCTCTCTTGGCCGGGTCCTGGACGCGGGGCACTATTTCGTCCGGGTCGTGGTCGGCCGGGGGCTCAGGATCGGTTTACAGCTATTCCCTTGCCACGAGCCCGACATTTCACGACTCGGCTTTGTGGGGCGTGTGGGAGGACAATGCACCCCTATTCAACGCTTTGAATCCCTCCGGCACCGCCTCTCTTGCGAATATGAGACCGGGGACATTTTTTTGGTCCTCAAACACCCTTTACGTGTGGACTTACGAAGGCGACAGCCCGGCGAACCACGCCGTCGAAGCGTCTTTGGGAAGCAGTTATCCCGTGCTTTTGATCTACTACGACCACATCCATGTGAGCAATCTATGGCTGGAGCGGTCCGCGTATGCCGGCATCGAGGTCTACGCATCTTTGGGCGGCGCAAACATCTCAGATGTATCCTTTACGAACGTCATCGGAATAGATAACGATGTGGGGTACTTTGGGAGCGGGAACGGCACCTACACCTCGGCCGTGGTGATGAACAACAGCGATCTCGTCCACAATATTTTTTCGGCGGTCGCTCTCGCGACAGGCAAAAACGCGACCCTGACGGTTCACAACAGCATCCTCGGAAACAGCATAGGGCCGACGCCCCTGGTCGTGCAGTCTACCGGCGTGCTCAATCTGTCAGCCGATGATATCGTCATAGGCACGCCTATCGGGCGGTACAATCTGACGGTGACTTCTGGCGGGACCATCAACGGGGCCGCGACCAACCTCAATCCCCAGTTCGTGAACGCGGGCGCCTCCACGGGCTTGAGCGTCTCCCTCCTGGGCATGGGGAGAGAAGCAAATGGCCTCACCGATCAGGTGAAGACGCTCAACGGCCTCAAGGCGGTCAATCCCTCGTTCAATATGTCGAGCCAGATAGCGACCCAGGACATAACGTTCGAAGCTGGCGGTACATGGGCGAATCAGGCGTCTTACGCAGCAGCCGGGGGTGAGCTGTGCCCGACCGGGAGAGACCATGTGGCGTGGGCGACTGGGGCTTTCGGGACCGATTTCACAACGATCCTTTATTTGAGCGAGACCAACCCCGGCTCCACCTATAGCTTCGATGGGCGATATGTCACGACGGCGAACGCGACGAACAACCTGAACCTCGACACCACGAACACGAATGCCACCTGCAACGGCGTCGGCGGCTTTAACCTGACGGTGCTCGGCTGGCCTTCCGGAATAACCGGAGAGACGCAGTCAGGGCTCGTCGGCTGTATCGAGGAGTATCCGGACTATGCGGTCGGGTACGTGGACCCCGGACCGGGATACACGTCGGGAGGAAGTATCTATGCGAAAGGCACGTATGGGGCGATAGCGAGCTCAATCCTTGCGGTGGCCAGCAACGTCAGCATTTACAACAACGGCACTACCGGCAACGTCGCCTTCAACCTGATCGGCCCCGGTAGTTTGTTCAACACGGAGATGTGGAACCCCTCCAGCCCTTTTGCAGCGGGCCTGAGCTGGATCAACGACTACAACGGAAATATCGGAAGCGCCTATCAGATCTCGACCGCGCCCACGTGCTTCATGTGGCCCTTCTCGAACTGGAGCCAGGACGAAGTAGGCACGATTTTGAGCACGTACGGGGCAATGGGTGTTATGACGACCCTTCCAAGCTCCAATGTCCCTTATGCCGCGCTCAATCTCTATAATCAATATTTCCCCGGTGCCATACCGTCGTTGTTTTCCAGGGAGGGCAGCGAGAATTTTACTATTCAGGTCGCAGCCGACGGTACCGCCGAAGCGGAAAACCAGGCCGCGTGGCTGTCCGCCTGGGATGCAAGCCTGCTGATTTTCGGTGAAAATGTTGTTGATATACCCGTGGTAGCAACGCAAGCGTTTGCCCAAGGGATGAACAAATACGGATTTCTCGTCAAAAACGCAACGTATCCCATGACGCAGCTTCTGGCCGCCGGGGCGAAGTATCAGACGAATCTTGATTCCAATACGGCATTCTTGAGCGCAAAGATAGTGCCGGTCTACAACTTTCAGCTACGAGCGACTTCGCCCGCGCTCCACGGTGGTATTCCGGTGGGAGTATTTTATGACATTGCAGGCAATCCGATCAGGGGCTTACCGCCCATAGGGGCATACGGCGACCCGAACGGGATGTTAGCACTTCCCGTAAAATCGCCGTAAATAGTCCGTGGCGAGCTGGTACATATTTGTGGGGAGGAGCTGAACAATGAAAGAATATGACCGGAAATTATGCGATGAGCGGCACGACACAGTGAATAGAAGACTCCTTTACACTGGGGTTGACCAGGCAGCAGATCGTCGACGGTGTTTTGGGAGAAGGGAAATGAAGGTGAGGGCAGTCTGAGATGATCATTCCCTTCTGCGGACCCACGTATAACGCGCGCTCAAGCAACATCGACGCGAGCAGGTCGATCAATTTTTACCCGGAGCTCAACCCGCAGGACTCCAAGTCCGTCATGGCCCTGATCGGCACGCCCGGCACCTCCCTCTGGCTGGCGCTGGGATACAACGAGGTAAGGGGGATGCATCCCTTCGGCGGCAACCTGTATGTGGTTATGGGCGGAAAGCTTTATTCCATCAGCGGCGGGGTAATATCGAGCGCCCTGGGGACGCTTTCCACCTCTTCAGGTAGGGTGTGCATGAGGGACAACGGCATCGCCTCCGCGGGAGTGGGCGGGAACCAGCTCATGATTACGGACGGAGCGGCCGGCTATATATACAACGTCAGCACGGCCACCTTCACGACGCTTTCCTCCGGTAACGGCTTTCCCTCCGGTGGGGCTTCGTGGGTGGAATACATCGACGGGTACTTCGTGATCTGTGTGCCGGGCAATATGCAGGTCTATGCATCGAACCTTTTCGACGGAACGACCTGGAACTCCCTCGCGGTGGCTGCCATAAGCGCGGCCCCCGATACCGTGCAGAGCATTGCGAATATCCATGAGCAGTTGTGGTTCATCAAGCAGTACACTTCCGAAGTCTGGTACGACGCCGGGATAGCCACAAGCCAGGGTTTTCCTTTCCTGAGAATGCCGGGGGTCGTTATCGACTACGGCACGCCCGCTCCCTTTTCCGCGGCCCGGGGCGACAACAGCCTCTTCTTTCTCGCCAACCAGCGGAATAATGATGCGGGAGAGTTTGTGGGAGTAGTCGAGGTCTCGGGCTATGTGCCGGTGGTGGTCTCGCCCCCTGCCGTGACGTACCAGATGAGCCAATATCCGACCTTGACCGATGCCTTCGGGTACTGCTACTCGGCCGAAGGCCATACGTTCTACGTCATCACCTTTCCAAGCGGGAACGCCACATGGGCTTATGACGCAACCACCCAGATGTGGCACGAGCGCTCGACCTGGACCGGCTCTCCCTATGCAATCGGGAGGCACGTGGGCAACTGCTACGCCAATTTCAATGGCCTTCACCTCGTGGGAGACTGGCAGAACGGGAACATCTATTGGATGGATTCCTCGCTCTACACGGACAACGGAAACCCCCTGGTCCATGTAAGGCAGGCGCAGCATCTCGCGGACAAGAAGAACTTGGACAACATCTTCATCCATAGGCTCCAGGTAGACATGGAGACCGGCGTCGGGGATGACAGCCAGCTCCTGCAAACCGGCATCAACCCCCAAGCAGCCCTCTCGTGGAGCGACGACGGCGGCCATACGTGGTCGAGCGAGTATCAGACCTCCATAGGCCCCGCAGGGGCTTTCAGGACGAGGGCCCTGTGGACTCGTCTCGGGATTTCAAGAGACCGGGTCTTCAGATTGGCGATCTCCGATCCGGTGAAATGTGTAGTCATAGGGGCGGTGGCAGAATGATAAAGCAGACTCCGGGCGCATTTCTCCCACTCACTGATCCCGCATGGCAGCAATGGTTCGCCGAGGTGGCGGCTACGGGCGCGGCACTTCAGTATATCGATCCGACGAACCCGCAATTCGGGAAGGTGGTGCCTCAAAATCCGTCTGTGGGGATGCTGATTTACGCGGATGGGGTAAACGCGAAGCCCTCCGGGGGAACAAAGGCGGGATTTTACCGCTGGACAGGAAGTGCATGGAGCTACATAGGATGAGGTGAGAACATGATCGTCGAGGCAATTCTTCACGGGCAGGATCCTTCCGGCACACCTGGATTGTTGAATGTCGCCACGGTAGACGAAGAGGGCAATCTCAGGGTCAACGTGAATCTCAGCGCCGAGGTAGAGATGGTGGGGGAACCCGTCCTCAACCGGCGTTACACGGCAAGCGCATCCGGGAACACCACTCTTTTCACGGCGCCGGCGGGGAACGTGATCCAGATTTTCAGGGCTACACTCTCTGTGTCTCAGAACATCACAGGCGAAGTAATCCTTTCGACTGGCTCCGGGAACAATCTCGGCGGGGTATGGAACCCCCAATCGGGAGGTTTCTATTCACTTTTGGGCGCGGCAATGGACTATGAGCAGACAGGAGTGGCCGATAGCCTGATTCTCACGTTGCCGTCAGCCATATCGGTCACAGTGAACATCAGCTATAAATTGAGCACGACGGTGAACACATGAAAGGGACCATAAAGATAGATGGCCGTGACCCCAAGGGACTAATGACCCCGGAGCAGGTGAAAGAACACGTTGATCGAGTGCATGAAGCCATCAAAAACGTGCCCGTGATCGACCTATCGCCGGTGCTTTCAGGGATAGAACAGATCGACGCACGCCTCAGGTGGATTGAGGAGAAAATTCTCGATATGTTGACCGTAAAAGGACTTGATCCGGGCAGCCTTATGACCCCCGACCAAATCAAGGATCGCGTCGAAAAAGTGCATAAAGCAATGAAGGAACACGTAGAGAGAATCGAGGAATCGTCTGCAAACATTTCGCCTGTGCTAGAAAAATTGGATGGGATGAAGGAACTCCTGAATATGGCCTTCGACGCTATAAGAGACATCCTTCAGAAGCTCAACAGGCCCTCTTTCCGGCAGAGATTGTGGGCGTGGATACGAATGACCTTAAAAGGAGGCAAGCATGTACAGTAGCGACATGACGTGGCAGCAGTGGACAGCCGCAGTGCAGCAGAGCGCCGATTCCCTCATCAATAATATCGTCCAGGCGAAGATGCTCGCGGACAAGTGGAACGCCATGGTCTACGGGCTGACATCGGCTCAGATCCAGGCCCTTACCCAGTTTACAGGCACGGCAGGGGCGACGGCGACGGCGATCACGGCCATCACCTATTGCATGGGCGTGTTCACCAATCTTTGGAACTTCCTGTTCAATTATTCGGCCTTTACCGCGCCTACGGCAAACCAGGAAGGGTACTTGGACCCGTTCGTATAGGAGATAAATGCCGATTCCGACTAATTATACTTCAGGTTACAGCATTGATGGTTGGTGGCAGTTCCTCAATTCATCCAGTTTAGGAACCGACAGCAGCGGGCAGGGGAATAATCTGTCGGTGGGCAGCGGTATTACGCAAGTTGCTGGCCCCAACAAGTATAATCCCTATGCCGCTGCATTTACCGCCTCATCGAGCCAGGACATGAGCCTTGCGAATAGTAGCCTAAGTTCAGGATTCCCCGGCAAATCCGGGGCGGCGGTAGTATCGGTTTCTGCCGGATGTTGGGTAAATCCCACTTTTAGCGCTGGTGGATATCCCCTTTCCATGACGTCTTATTATTTTGGGATATACACAGACAAGTCCTCCTACGCGTACATGTATGACACAAGTTTTTCTAACTATCCAACGACACCTGAGGAATACCTAAGCACCGGCTGGACATTCCTTACCCTCACCTGGAATCTCTCGAACTATGTCCTGACTTATTACGTGAACGGCTCAAGCGTTGCGAGCGTGACCTCGACAAATGCGATGGAATATTTTTCCGGTTGGAATTTTGTGTTAGGTGGCTCCGGCGCCGGCTATTTTGATGGCTATGTGGCCGGAGCATTTGTCTTCGGCTCCTTGCTGGCAGCCTCCGATGTGGCGAACATCTACACTTATGGGATTTCAGGCTCTCCACCTACCAATTATATGAAGGAGACCTACTGGTGGCAATCCCAAGGTTTAGGCGGGGGGCAAGTAGGATGGTATCGCCGTCTCCAATCCGGGCTCTACGTGCCCGACCGCCGCATCGTGAAGCCGAGGTTTGCGAATAGGAGAATAAGATGCTTCTGACAATTCCCGCAGGGACGACGAGCAAGACGATCATGTTCCCCATCTTCGACCCTACTTCCTCCACGGGAGCGCTTCTGGCAGGCCTCACCTACAGCACCGTGGGAGCATGTTATTACTGCTTCGCGGACGGCTCGACAGATGTCTCCGTGACGCTTGCATCAAAAAGCCTCGGCACTTGGACTTCGGGCGGCTTCGTAGCCGTAGATGGAACGAATATGCCCGGCATCTATGCCTTCGACATCCCCAACGCCGCGCTCGCAACGGGGCATACCCAGGTCATCATCACCTTCAAGGGCTCTTCGACGCAGGTGCCCGTGGTGATCGTGATCCAGCTTACCTCCGTGGCCGACTTCCCGGTAAACGTGACCGAATATGCCGGAACAGCCATTGCCTCAGCGGCAGCAGGCTATGCACCCTGCGATCTGAGGGATATTCTCGGTACGGCGGTCTCGAGCCCCGCCACGGCAGGGATTCTCGACGTGAACGCCAAGAATATCAATAATGTGTCTACGTCCAATGTCACGACGATAAACGCCAATCTTGGTGAGACGCAGCCGATAAACTTCACAGGGACAAGTATATCAGCCCTGGTCAAAGTCGATGTGGACGACTGGAACGGAACGGCAGTTTCAAGCCCGGCAACAGCAGGAATACCGGATATAAATGTCAAGAATATCGGGAACCATGCCGTGGCGCTCGATGGCAACAATCTCCTTGAAGTGGACACTCAAGACATAGCAGGCTCGGTGGTCTCGACCTCGACGGCGCAACTGGGGGTGAATCTTGTGAACATAGCCGGATCGGCCGTGAATACCTCGGCAGCGCAAATTGGGGTTAATGCCGTGAACTGGGGTGGAGGACCTATTCCGGCTCCCAATGTTACGGGAGTGCCCAAGGTCGATGTAACCGATGCTCTCGGCAATGCTGTGACGACCAATTCAGCGAACGGAGTCCTGGATGTGAACACGGCTACCATAGGGACAACAGCCCTTAATTCAATCTTCAGCTATGTAGTGGAAGGTAGTGCAACGTTCTTGAGCTACATCCGCATCTTCTTCTCGGCTCTCGCGGGCAAGAGCAACGGCGGAGGTACCTCGACAATCAACTTCAGGGACGCGGGCGACACGAAGAACCGGATTACGGCCACGGTGGACAGCAATGGCGACAGGACGGCGGTCACGACGAACGGGAGCTAACGATGTGGCCTCAAGGATATTGGCCCTCAGCAACGTATTTTTACTGGCCTCAGACATATCAGTATTGGCCCAACTATCCTTCGGCTCCGGTAGGCGCATATTTGGCATTCATCATGGATGATCAAACGATAGTAACTTTCTGGTTATAAGGGGGAACGATGATAGAGGCATTGTTAGGAATGGGGCCAATCACAAAGGGTAGGGGACCTGTCACAGACTGTTACCAGCTTGACCCGGTGACCCTCGGACTTATCATGGGCGGCAGCGCCGGCGTGGGCGCACTCGGAAACATAGTCAGCGGCATTTTCGGGTCATCCGCCTCCGAACAGGCAGCCCAGGAGGCAGCCCTCGGGCAATACAACGCCCTTGCGGGAGTCCTCAGCGGACAGCAATCGGCCGTCAGCGCCCTCTCGCCCTACTACACGGGAGGCCTGGAAAATTACGATGTCCTCAACTATCTCCTGACCGGTACCACCGGAAATGCGCAGCCCCTCACCCCGGCCCAGCAGGCGCAGCTCACCCAGGCGCAGAACTGGTTAAACGCTTACAATGCGAACCCCAATCCGAGTGTCAAAGAGAAATACGCGAGCATGTACGAGAGCAATCTCGCTACCGTGCAGAACCTTACGAATCAGCAGAGCGCCTATCAGGCTCAGCAGCAGGCCGGGGGAGCGGCAGCCGGAACGGGGCTCCCCGCAGGTTATCTGAGCACGCCTTTCAACCTCAACACCGCCATGGAGAGCGGGACCGGGAACCAGATGTTGAACCTCGCCACGAACCAGATCGCGGCCCAGCGAGCCGCTACAGGCGGCTACGGATCGGGCAATCAAGCCACGGACCTTAGCAACTACATCGCAGGAACTTTTGAGCCCACCCTGTACGGGCAGTATACCGGAAATCAGCAGCAGCTTTTCAATATGCTCACGGGAAACACGGGAGGAGCCGGGCAGAACGCGGCAACGAATGTCGCCAATGTCTACACGGGCTCGGCGGCCACCGGCGCGCCATACTCGGCAGGAATAGGAAGCTCTCAGGCGGCAGGGACCCTCGGGTCCGCCAACGCCATCACGAACGCTCTGACGGGCACGGGCAACCAGGCCACAAACTTAGCCGGCATGTATCTCACACTCCAGGGGAATCAGGGGCTATTGAATGCAATAAACGGATTGGGAGCCGGTTCGTACGGAATCGGAGGGGCGAATTCATCTCCATATTTCAATCCGGCATACAACGACCTTTGGGGATACGCCGAAGGCGGAAGGCCCCCTGTAGGCAAGCCCGTGATCGTTGGTGAGAAGGGCATAGAGCTTTTCATCCCTGACGAATCAGGCACGATTATCCCGAACAGCCTTCTCAAGAGCATTGCCTTCATAATGTCGATGGGTGGAGGGAAAAAGCCTTCTCGTCGCTCCGAGGAGAGGTGACCTATGGCTGACTGGACTTTTCTTTTGCCTCAGGCTAACAGGGTGCAGCCCCTGATGCTTCAAGACGTGTATGACCCGAACGGCCAGCTCCGCAATACCCTCGCGGTAGCCTCTTTCTTGGACAAGCGGGACAACGCGAGGATACGGAATAAGCTCATCAGCATGCAGCTCCAGGACCAATTTGAAGAGAGACAGGCGACTCTCGATATTGCAAATAAGCTCAACTCTCGATCCACCGGAAATATGCTCGGTCCGGGAGCTATGCCAAACGGCGGTGCCATGTCAGCCCATACTCCGCAGGGCTCGACTTCTCCGGGTCAAGGCCCTGCTCCTGCTACCCGTCCATCGCCAAAATTTACGAACGTGGGGCAGGTAAGGGCGCAGCGGGCTTCAGCAAACCCCGACATAGCCTTGGGAAAAGAAAAGCTCGTCCCGATCATGGGCCTGGTCAAAGAAGCAATCGAAGCAGGCGACAAAGGCGCCCTGCAGCACCTATTCGCGGCTGTAAGGGCCGATCCTCATATGTCGAAGCTCTTCCCCAAAGATTTCAGCATGAATGTCTCCGGCGCCGGCCAGGTCGAGATCGTTCAGACCATGGATATGCGCCAGCTCCGGGAGTTAGGTTCCAAAGTCAAGGATCCTCTGGTGAGGCAATGGATCATGCAGGCCACGCCTGGGCAGGCTTACGAATACACGTTGAAAAACGGCAAGGTGACGGAATTCAAACCGGCGGCGGTTCGCAAAGAAACCGCTACCCTTCCGGGTCCGCGCACTCCGTCAAGGGAGCACGCTCGCAAGCGACCAGACGCCTTTGAGCGAGTTCTTGATCGCTCAAGCAAAGGCACGCCGGGAGTAAGGTTGAAGGGTATGCCGACAAGTGAGCAAAGCGGCGATGGAAACGTCGTTCCCCGCAAACCCGGAGAATCCGTAGCCGACTATCTCAAAAGGACTGGTGGATAATGAATGGAAGCCGACTGAAAGCAGCCGGGTTTTCTGACCGGGAAGCCGCTCGGTATGACAAGCTGAAGGCGGCGGGGTTCTCCAATGATGAGATAATCGCTCACTTCGAGGGGGGGTCGCCCGAGTCCAACATGATCCCGAAGAGTGGGGGATTTTGGCAACGACTCAACGAAGGGACACGTCAGGGCACACAAGGGGATGAGAGAAATGCACCCACCGAGGGAGGCACGCCCTAATGCCTACCTCCCTTAAAGCCTCCATCCGCTACAACGGCAAGCAGTATAACGCCGCTCAGGGCGAAACCCACGTCGACATCATGAAGGCCCATAACATAACTCCCGATGTTCGGCACCAGAAAGGTTTTGTCACGCCACAGGGTCAATTCCTGGCTCGGCCGGAGGCAAAGCTCTGGCTCAAGGAACACGATCCAGCGACCTACCGGAAATGGGCCGATATCGCCGGGGAAGAGGCGGACCTGCACAGCCAGGATTTGCGGAAGGCTGAAGGCGGCGAAGCGATGAACCTCAAAAGCAAGAAAGCCCTCGTCTATGACCTCGGCCTTTTCACTGAGAACGCCCTCCGGCTTTTGCGCGACTGCGCGCAAGTCTTTTACTTCGTGCCCTGGACCGACGCCTTTCCGGAGCCCTTCAAGGCAAAGATCGGCGAGGGGCTGGACGGTCTGGAGCGCGTGAGCTGCTTCGAGGAGCACCTGGATGAAGCCGATTTCATCTTCATCCCCGACACCTTATGCGCGGGTGTTGTTGAATGGCTGAAGAAACATGACTATCCCGTCGCCGGTGCCGGCACCGCGGAAAAATTGGAGCTCGACCGCTGGTACGGCCGACAGGCGCAGAAAAAGAACGGCCTTCCCGTGCAGGAGACGCATCGCGTGAAAGGTGTGACGGAGCTGCGGAAGTTCATCAAGGAGCATAAGGATTATTTCATCAAGATCGACACGTTCCGGGGCATTGAGGAGAGCTTCAAGCACCTGGACGAGCATCAGACGGAGTGGACCGTCGATAAGATCGCCTACAAGCTCGGTCCCTACAAAGAGGACGTGATTTTTATCTGCGAGGAACTACTTGAGGGGGTGGAGCCGGGCATCGATGCCCTTACCTGGGAAGGGGAGCTTGTCTATCCCGCGTGCTGCGGTTACGAGGAGAAGGGCGTCGGCATAATCGAGCGTGTATATGCGGAAGGGGACCTTCCGGATGCGTTGAAATGGATTGATGGGGGGCTCGCGCCCGAGTTCAGGAAACACAAGACTCGCTTCTTCTACAGCGCCGAGTTCAAAATAAACAGGGACCGGGTGCCCTACCTGATCGATCCCGCCATTAGGCTCGCGGCCCCCGGTGTGGCCGCCATCCAGACCGAGCTTTTCGAGAACTACGCCGAGGTCATCTACGGCCTTGCCACCGGCGTAAAGACGGCCCCCGTCGTCAAATACAAATACGCCGCGGCGATCGCCCTGGAATCGTCGGAAGCGAAGGAATTCTGGGTCAACATCTCATTCCCGAAGGAGCTGCGCCGATGGCTCAAGCTGAGAATGGCGGTCAAGAAGGGTGAGGACTACTACGCGGTCCCGGGATTTGAGTCTATCGGCACGATCATCGGGTTCGGCAGTACCGTTGCCGATGCAGTGAACCAGGTGAAAGAGCGAGCGAAACAGGTGAAGTCGAAGAGGCTTACGAACGACACGAGCGGGCTCGACGCGATCATGGAAAATATCAACAAGGGCAAGCAGTACGGCATACACTTTTGAGGTGACGAATGAGCGTCTCAATTTCGCCCTATCCACGTTTTAAAGCTTTCTATCCCGGCACGGGAAACCCTCTCGCGGGAGGCCAGCTCTACACGCTTCAGCCCGGCACGTCGGGGCTGGGCTACATGAAGGCCACCTATACCGACTCTACCGGGCTTACCGCCAATACCAACCCGGTCATACTCGACACGAACGGCGAAGCGGATGTGTGGCTGTCCGGATACACCAAGCTCGTCCTCTACGATGCCCTGGGCAACCTCGTGTGGTCCCGGGATAACGTCTCTTCCGCCGCGGCCACGGCGCCGGGGACGAGCCAATGGGTGTTGCAAAGCCTTGTCTTCACGTACGTAAATGGAACAGAGTTCACGACCCCGGGAAATCAGACGGGCATTTTCCAGGTGGGCTCAAGGGTCCAGGCGGTTGTCGCGGCCGGCACGATCTACGGGACCATCTCGGCATCGAGCTCCGGGGGGAGTCCTCTCGTGACCACCGTCACCGTCATATGGGATTCCGGAGCCCTCGACTCGGGTCTGTCGGCGATCAGCACGGGGATTATCACGGAGCCTCCCAATACGCTCCCCGTGATGCCGGTTTTCCCAATCGGCGGCAATTATGCCATTCAACTGACCGACCTCAACAAAACTTTCACCGTGAATTCCTCTACCGGAGTAACCCTCACGATTCCCGCAGCCGGCGGCTGCCCCTCGGGGTCGACGCTCCGAATTTACAATATCGGGGGTCTACCGGCCTCCGGAGCATCATCGTCTCCTTCGGGGGCTATCACGCTGACATTGGCGTCCGGTAATTGGGGGGGGCAATCTGCGATAGGGAGCAGCATCGTGATGGGATCCCAGGTCACGCTGCAAACGGATGGGACGAACTGGTACGCGAACCCCCTGAGCCCTTTCATAACCTTGACGGCAAGCTACACATTCTCCGGCCCCGACCTCTACCAGACATTTTTGCTGAATCCCTCGGCCAATATGACCCTCACGCTGCCCGCTGCCAGCGCCGTGCCGGGAGGCTGGATAAAGCTCCGGAACACCTACACGGGCATGACTTATACCGTGCAATTCAGCGGGACCGTGGATGGGGTGAGCAACCCCTACATGTTGGGTCTCGACTGGACGCTCGAAAGCGACGGAACAAGTTGGCATGCCACGGTAGGGCAGGTAAGGGCCGTGCCGATCAATCCAGATGCCATTGAGTCGAGTGGAGCGCAATCAAGCTGGACAAGTTTCAGCATGGCAGCCGTAATTCCGGCTGCGGCTCGCAAAGTGTGGGGGCTGATCAGTGTCAATTCCGGGACGGGCGGTGCATCTCTCAGTCCTACTTCCAACGGATATGGGGCGGTTACGGTCGCTCCCGTAATCACCGCACCATTTTTACTGACGCTTTTCACGCCTCAGACGCTCTGGTACACAGTGGGGACGGGAACAAACGCGTCATTTGCTATTTGCGGATACGAATTATAGATGTTGCAGGGACTATATGAAGATAGAACCATCGCGAACCAAAATCAACGAAGTCTCGGGGTTGAGACATCCAGACGATCTTGCCGCCAGAACCTTCAATGACGGCTCTCATCATATCGGGACTGCGGCACACGCCCCCGCCTTGTTGATATTCCAGCGTCTCGTTATAGGTCTCGTCCGTGGTGCCGTTTATCTGATCCGCAAACTGCATGGCGAAGAGCCCCTTTCTTTTCAGGGAGCGCAGGACGTTTCTTATCTGTCCTTCCAACGTCTTGTTGTCAATGTGCTGAGTCACAAGATGAGAAATGGCAAGGTCAAAAAACTTGTCAGGAAGGGCCTCAGGGTTAAGCCACTCTCCTTTTGTCAGACCCTTTACCTTTTCAAGGGCAGTAGCGGTAATGTCGAGAGCATACACTTTACATCTCCTCTTGTAAAGTTCACGGACGTCATTACCAGCTCCGACTCCAATCTCCAGGACACGCTTCCAGAGGCGAATGCGGTTAAGTATTCTCATGGCTTCCCAGAGAGTAGGGCCTCCATAATCGGATACATAGAAAGAACCCGGCTTCTTATGGCAATCATTCCACCATTCTACTATCTCGGTCATTTCCCCATTTTACCATCCCGGGAGAGATTGTCAATATCAACTTTAAGAATCGTCTGAGCGGAGGCTGACATGGGTAACGGCTGCATCGTCGTAGACAGAAAGACATGGGAGCACCTGAGCCAGGAAGACCGGGACTTCATGATTTACGAAACCCTCAACTCCCTCAATGCCCGGCTGAGGCAGATTGAGCGGTGGGCATGGCTGAAGGTCTCGACTCAATTCTTCGCCTCGATGGTCGGAGGGGCACTGGTGGTGCTGTTTGCAATCAAATATGGGGTGAAACTATGATCCGTTGCCAGAAAAACAACAATCCGGCGAATCTCAGGTTTGCTCACCAAAAGGAGGCCGCGGCCCAGGACGACAAAGGTTTTGCCGTCTTCCCTGACCCGCCGGCGGGCTGGAGGGCCCTTCACGCCCAGATCAGGCTCGACCGTGACATAGGCCTCACCCTCGGGCAGTTCATCGCCAAGTACGCGCCGCCCAATGAGAACGACACGTCTCAGTACCTGGAGTTCGTGTCGGGGGAGCTACGCATGAGCAAGGATACGCCCCTCACCGGCGTATCCATTTACGCCCTTGCGGGCGTAATGGCCCAGGAAGAGGGCTACTACAACAAGGAGGCGTGATATGACCCTGAATTTAACCATTTCAGTTCGCGGTCCCCATTCCCCGGCGAGCGTCTCGTGGCACTGGTTCCATGATAAACAGGTCACAACTCTGAGGCTCTTCAAGAGGTTTATGGCGAGCTTCAGAATAACAAGATGAAGGAGGCATGAC